ATGGTTTTTAATAACATGACCAGTAGTAGACAAAAAAGCATGACCTGTAACACTAGTTATAGAGCGACGACAATTAATTGCAGAATCATCACCCTTAAATAGTGACATATATTCAGAGATAAAACGTTTAATTGCATAAGTCATCGCCATGTTACCAATAGTGTTCTCACATATAGTAAATGGATTACCAGAAAACTGCTTTTCATCACCAATAAGAACAGTTCGAATAGATTTTGTCATAATAACCATTTTCCACTTTGAACGAAATCTTGTAAACCAAGAGGCAAGCCAAGTTGGGCAACCTATAGCACAAACAAGTGTGCTAGTTAATTGTTGAAATACAGTACGAAACTTGGTGTCCCATTCATTAACATCGGAACAATCCCAGACGTTGTCATGTGGTGCACCATTAATGATGGCAGTATACTCATCATTAAGTTCCTCATCACTATCAAAGCAGGCAAGAATAACGTTACGATTGTACTTACGAATTAAAGAACGCACCTTATGTAAAAGTGCACGAGCATAAACAGATAAAATAACGTTAACACGTTTTGACATAGAAGCGATACCTTGCCCAACTTTGTCACTCGAATCAAAACCTTCTTCAATTTTGAACTTGGTTTGTTGTTTATTCACAAAAGTGAGAAATTCTTCATTTTCATTAAATTCATCAGCAAGTTCACGAATAGCAGCAGCACCTTGTGATGAACCAATTTTCTTTTGCAAGGCGATTAAAAATTCTTTATAATGATATTTAAGTTCCTCATCAGTACAATAAAGTTCTTGCTGTATCTGATTCCAATTGGTACGACTACCAGACACACCATAGCAAAAACCCTCGATGAGTTGCGACAAAGATAAAGTACAAGCACGGGTGCCCATAGTTGGTAGTTTTTGTGAGTACCTCTTAATAAGAGTACGAGTGGTTTCACGTTGATCACCAGAAAACTGGTTAACTACAAGAGGCACATTTGGAAGTAATCGATAGCCACGAAATGAGCGATGTTGTTGGGAAATGTTAATTGGATCAACCCTAAGTGAGTTTGATTCAACTTGTGGTAAAGAGTCTGGCTCAATAAATGCAGCAAACTGTGATTGTTCGTTAACTGGGTGCATAACTTCATTTAAAAGATGAGCACACGAGTCAGCCGAAACGGGTATTTTAACCAAATCATCAGTATGTTGCACAACAACGGGATGTTTAGGTTCTTCAATTATATTAGGGTAGAAATCTTGAGCAAGCTTAACTTGTGATATTTCCTCATACGTGCGAATTGGAATACCATTAATATGAAAGTATTGTTTAATAACATCAGTTGCACCGTATAAGACGAGTTGATTAGTGGCACGTGAAACAGCTGTGTAAATCCACTCACCACGATTAGTAAGGTATGAAGCAATGGCACGTGAGTCGATATAAAAAATGACAGTATTTTCACGACTACCTTGGTAAGTGGTAATAGTATTAGCATTAAAACCGCCAGATCTAAGTTCTTTAGCGGTAGAATCGTTAAAACATATAATGGGAGCATTCAAATCTTTAAGTTTATTTAATTCACCATTATATTGAACAAAACCATTTTTGACAGAACTACGTGTAATGTAACGAGTACCAAATTTATTATTAATAGCAGAACATATATCAACAGGCACTTTGTACAATGTAAACAAATTATTTGTGATGCCAAACTTAGTAATTGGTGTATAATTGACATTACCATAACGCACAAATGGTGATTGTTTAACGTCACCAACACAAACGAGTGTAGCACCTTGATTAATAAAATGTGCAAGACAAATATATTCAAGTTCAACTTGTGAAACTTCATCAAAAACAATGGTGTCAAACTGACCCATCTTTTCAATCGCTTCATGTTTAGTATAAGAAATAGCACCTTTGTTAATGTGCGATTGTTTAAGTCGACGAGTTTGTGATATAAAAAGTGCGTTTGGATATCGCTCAATGGCGAGTTGAGTTTTAGCAGCACTAGGCCCACCAGTTATACAATGAACTGTAAAAACGTATTTTTTCTTTTCACTAATAGATGTATTAAAAGCACGTAAACCACGGTAAGCTTCATCTTTACCAGCTTGGTAAGCTTTATCTTTATACAGTTCTCGAACAAACTGTGGTACCTTTAAATCTTCAATTGGTATTAAGTGCATTGTTTCATCACGAAAGTACAAAGCACGTAACTCTTCAAATGACGAAAATTGTTGGTTAGGTTCATAACGGCCAAGCATATAATATATTTCTGAATTGTTATCATCATTAGTATTGCGCCAAGTGTCAACAGTGTTAAAGTGTGTGGCAAATTCCCACACTTTTTCTGGATTGGCAAAAGTTTTAATGACGCAAGAAGCACCGGGTGTAATAATTTTCATAATAACGTCAACCATTGAATTAATAACACGTTCAGAATCGAATCGTGTAGCGGCGTCACAAATGATTAAATCAAAATCATTCTGTTTAAATCGATTA